TTACTTACGTTGCTATGCTGCCTGACTCGACGGATTTAGCTGGTGATTTTACATCAGCAGAAGAAGTTCGTAAAGCAAAAGAGTCCTTCAATAAAAGCGAACAAAGAGCTAACCTTTTCCACATGTCAATGACTGATACGTTCGCCGTAATTGAGTCATATTTAGCCCCTGCCGATATGATTTTAAATAATCAAGCAGTACTAAAAGGTACGTGGTTAATGACCCTCCAAATAAACGACAGTGATCTTTGGGAGTTAGTAAAGTCCGGTGACATCAATGGAATCTCTATTGGTGCAGAGGCTACTGTAGAGACTCTAGAAGAATAATACAAAGGGGCATTTATGCTTCGCACATAAAGGAAACACATGACTGCTAAAACAGTAAAAACAAAACGTGTACTTAAGAACATTGACTTCAGTAAAGATAAGAGCCATATTGCACTGACTAGCACTGCTCAAGGTGGACCTTGCTCTGGTGCTGATTATGCTCTGGTTCTGAAAGGCTCTAACTTCAGTCAAGAGATTATTGAGAAGATTCAACAGATTCAAGTGACTATGGAGCTACCTGAATTTCTACGTAAGTTCTTCTCTGTTTACTATGAAGATGCTGAAGTACTAGCGCGTATGATGGGCTATGTTACTCCAGAAAAAGAACCAGAAGAGTACACAGATAATTGGTATGAGGATTATGTTCAGTCAAAACTGGATTCGTTCACTATCTTGAAGTCTCTGAAAGAATCAGACAATGTAGCATCTGTACTTGCTACTCTGGATGAAAAACAATACCTTTTGATGCTAACTGATCAAGCAACCCTTGAGAAAGCATTGAACAAAAAAGAATCCGAATTAGTGGCTTTGGCTACTGAGTCAGATAACTCGACACACGCTAGCGTTGAGAAATCAGTTGAGGTATCTACCTCTAAGTCAACTAAGTCAAAGGAAACACTCATGACAAAACAAGTAGAAGATTCTACTGAAATGGTCGAAAAGTCCCTTATGGTTACTCTACAGAAAGCTCTTGATGATCAAGCTGTAGAACTCCAAAAGGCACTGGAAGCTATTGCAGTACACCAAAAAGAAAAACAAGAGCAAATCCAGAAGTCCAAGACTGCACAATTCACAGCAGTTATCAAGGATGAGAAACTACAAGCTCCTATCGTGAAGGCTGCACTGTCGTTGGAATCAGAAGATGATTTCGTTGCGTTCCTCGCAGCTATTACTTCAATGCAGGCTAATATTGAAACTACTCAAGGTTTCATTGAGAAATCTGCGCTGTTCCAAGAGCAAGGTGCAAGTACCTCCGAAGATCCAAAAGATAAGGAAAGTGCAGTTGCGCGTATCCTGAAGTCCAAACAAACTAAATAATTAAAAGGAATATAAAATGCCTGTAATCGCAACTGATACTCTGCGTATCTCTAATCTCGTTAAAATGGAATTTAAGCCCGAATTGGGCTATTGCCGTGAAGTCGTGACCGTTAATGAAGCTGCTGCTAAATCGTACGTTGTCGGCACTTTGCTCGGTAAAGTAACTGCTGATGGTAAGTACAAAGTCGCTGTGCAAACTGCTGTTGATGGCTCTGCTGTCGCTGCTGCTATTGTACTGGCTGATGCTTCTATCGCTGCTACTACCGATACTCAACTTGTGGTACTAACCCGTGGTCCTGCAAGTATCAGCGTTGGTGGTCTGGTGCTTGACGCTACGTATAACCTCGACGCTGAGAAAGCCGTAGTTTACGCTGCGCTTGAAGCCAAGGGTATCCAAGTGCTTAACAAAGCTGCTTAATCAGAAATAATAATAATGGCTGGTATTAACTGGCCTATTAAAAGGAAAATATAAAATGGCAATTATTCGCTCATATGGTAACGCTTTCGAAGTGGTTGATTATACAGCCGAACTTCAAATCATCCCTCCAAGCTGGACACTCTTGAATGACTCTGGTCTGTTCACCGAAGAGTTTCTCTCTACTAACACTGTGACATTTGAAGAGACTGCACAGACTCTTGGTTTGATTGGTGATCAATTCCGTGGCGCTAAACCCCAAGCTAACAAAGATGACAACCGTAAGATTCGTTCTTACCCTATTGCTCACTTCCCAATTGTGGACGCTATCAAACCAGAAGATGTACAAGGCAAAAGAATGTACGGCTCTAACGATATGGCTGAAACTGAAGCTGCTGTTATGGCTCGTAAAATGGAACGTATTCGTCGCAACATGGATATTACCTTGGAAGTTGGACGTTTCAGCACATTGACTACTGGTAATTTGTATGCACCAAACGGTACAATCGCTGGTAATCTGTTCACTGATTTTGGTATTACACAAACCTCCACGGATTTCGTGTTGGGAACTGCTACTACTGATATTGTCGCTAAAGTTGAAACTGTTATTGCAGCAATGCAAGATAACGCTAACACTGGTGACGTTATTACTGGTGTTATTGGATATGCTTCTCCTGAGTTCTTTGCAAAGCTAATTTCGCACGCAAAAGTAGTTGAAAGCTATAAGTATTTTTCCGCTACCGAAGGTCAGATGATTCAGCGTAATCGTGCTGGTGGTAACAATGGCTTGTATCGTGAGTTCACTTACGCTGGTATTCGCTTCGTGGAAGTTCGTACTGTGTTAGCTGGTCAACGCCTGATCCCTGTTGGTGAAGTTGTGTTCGTTCCTACTGGTACTAGTGATACTTTTGTGAGCTATTACGGCCCGATGAACCGCATGGAATTCGTTAACAGTATTGCAGAACGTGCGTACCTCATGTCATATCGAGATCCTAAGGGTCAAGGTATTGATCTGGATGGGGAGTTCAATGTAACGCACATCGTCCGTCGTCCAGCCTTGGTTGTTAAGGGTACTACCTCAAATTGAGCTTAGGTTAATAATAACCTCTTAACTGAGGCTTTATACTGCAAAGAATTCTCACAAGGAGTTCTTTGTGTTATAATATAAATATTACAATATAGGCTACCTCGACGGAGGGAAAAGAAAGTTCCTCGCTTTCCTGCCTTTATTTATTACAGAGGATAATTTGAGGAAATTAATGAATAAAGAAAATAAATACTACGTTTATTTACATAAGCTAAATTGTGGTGAAGTATTCTATGTAGGTAAAGGCACTGGATATAGATCAGCCCAAAAAGCAGGTAGAACTAAAGAATGGAGTGAGAAATCATTGATTGGTTATTTTGTTGAACTAGTACAAGAAAACCTTTCAGTTAAAGAGGCCATTACTTTAGAAATCGAGCTATACCACAAATACAAATCTACGATAATAAACAAAACCGAGCCGTCTTTAGTTAAGGAAATTAACTACGAATTACTAAGTTCAATTTTAGAGATTTCTAAGGATTCACCTTCGGGTTTAATCTGGAAGAAAGACGCCGCCTTACTTAATGTTGGAATCAGAAGACTTCGCGGCAAAAGAGCAGGAAGATTAACATCTGGTTACTGGGTGATTCGTTTATTTGGTAAGGCTTTAAGGGTTAACAGAATAATTTATTCTTTGTTTAATAAAGCTGATTTACACGCTGATTTACTTGTAGACCATAAAGATGGTGATCGTTCAAATAACTCACCAGAAAACTTAGAAGCTGTAACTTATGCCCAAAATGCTAGAAATAAATTAAATAATAATTCTAGAAAAAATGAAGACACAGGTTTTACTGGAGTTTCTAGGGTTAAGTTAGGTAAATATGATTTCTATATGACTCAGTGGAGAACATTAGATTGTAAAAATCGAAGTAAAAGTTTTAACATTGAGACTTACGGCGAAGCAGAAGCCTTCCGATTAGCCTGCGAATGGCGCAAAGAACAGATCAGATTACTGAACGAACAAGGCGCAGGTTACACCGAACGTCACGGCACATAAGAATAAAAGATAAACCAACCCGTTAAACGCGGGTTGTAATAAAGGAAAATAAATGTCAGTAACTCCTGAGATGATACTCCAAGTGCGTTATGAAATTCAGGACGTAACACCCGGCCTGTATATCCTTGACGATACAACAATCAGCTACTACCTAACCAAGAACACAGAATCAATCACTCGTGCATCAATGGATGCAGCCCGCGCTGTACTCATGCGCCTAGCGATGACTTCCACGGAAGAAACCATTGATATCATGAGTATTAAAACTCGTTATCAATCCCAAGAGTACCGCCTAGCTCTACAGATGTATCTGGCTAACCCTCTGCTCAATCCTGTACTACAGAACGTCAAGGGTTATGTCGGTGGTGTATCCCACTCTGATATGTTAGCTAACGACGCTGTACTAGATAATAATGTCGTAACCTCTCCAGCGTCCTACAACACGTTTCCACTGCAAGGTAATACCCAAGGTCTACCTGTTAGTTATTTCAGCGTCTAAGGTCGATCTATGAGCTTTCAGACTGCTGTTACATCAGCCATTACACGCCACGGCTTACCGCTGAGTTATACCTCCGTCACAACCGGTAGTTACAACGTAGAGACTGGTACACCCGGTATCACCCGAGTTAGCTACACGTTAACAATGTACCCTAAGCACTTCATTGCTAACAATTACAACTACCCTGCTTTAATCGGCAAAGAATCATACATGTTCTATCTGAGTGCTGCTGGATTAGCGTTTACACCAAAGATGAACGATGAGATTATTCACTTGGGTAATACCTACAGAGTGCAGTCGTATCAATCCCACATGGCTAATGCTAGTACAGTCCTATATAGGATTATCGCTGTACGGGGGTAACTCGCATGATATCCATTGATATAACTGAGTTAGTCAAGGAACTCAAGGAGTACAAACTAGAGGTTACTCGTAGACTGGAATACATGGTTGCAATGGTAGCTTATGATTTCGTTGTAGCCCTTGGTG